ACCTTTATCAATGACCTTTATGGTTGATGAAAATTTAGAGAACTTCCAAGAGATTCACGGCTGGTTAGTTGGTCTAGGTTTTCCACGTGACCATTCAGAATTTAGAAATTTAATATCTTCTGGAAGTGATAGATTTCCAGCAAAGACACAATCAGTTAGTACAGAGCCGGGTAAGGTAACACTTGGTACACCTAACGTAGGTGGTACATATTCGGATGCCACACTTACTGTTTTAACAAGTAAGAATAATGCCCAATTAGAGATAAGATTTAGAGATGTTTTTCCTGTGTCTTTAACTGGATTACAGTACAATCAACAAGCAACAGACGTTGACTATCTAACGGCTACTGTTGCTTTTAATTATGAAATATATGACTTTGCTACTGTAGGTTCATCTACAACTAGCGTTACAACCTCATAGAGGCTTGATTTTTTTAAGTTTTTGTGTTATTATGGAGATATTATGGATTTAGAACAATTACAACAATTAGCTGATACCAAGCTAAAAATTAATGATACTGAACTTGATTTAGAATCATTAAAGACACCGCAGTTACATAACGAGTTTTTAAAACATTTAACTAAATTTAAGTTAATGTTAAGTCGTTCAGAATCGGAGTACAATATTCTAAAGAGAAACAAGTGGGAATATTATACAGGTAAGGCTGACGCCTCTGTGTATGCTTTAAAACCATTTGATCTAAAAATATTAAGAACTGATATAGACAAGTATTTAGAAGCAGATGATGAGTTACAAAAAGCAAAACAAAAAATTGATTATCTTTCCACAACAGTTGATTTTTTAGATAGAACAGTTAGGCAAATATCCAATAGAACATTTACAATCAAAAACGCTATAGACTGGAAGAAGTTTACTTCTGGCGCTATCTAAAGATGACAGCCGTTAGATATTTAATAATAGATAAAAAAGATGAGGTTTATCTAAAAATAGAAGCTGAGGCTGATATTAGACGAGAGCTAGGTCAATTTTTTTCTTTCGAAGTTCCTGGTTATAAGTTTATGCCTAATTTTCGAAACCGCCAATGGGATGGTAAAATTTATTTGTTCGCATATGCCACAGGCCAAATTTATGCTGGTCTTTATCCGTATATATTAAATTGGTGTAAAGATAATAATATACAAGTAGTAGATGGCACAAAGATTAAAGAAACTGATGTTGAAGATAAGAAAATAGATCAGTTTATTAAAGCATTAAAAATACCATTAGAGGTAAGAGATTATCAAAAAGAAGCCTTTGTACATTCTATAAAAAGAAATAGATGTTTATTGGTTTCTCCTACAGCTTCAGGTAAGTCACTCATTGTTTACCTAATGTTAATCTTTAATCTGTTGAGATTAAAAGAATCAAAGCAAAATAAAATACTCATTATCGTACCAACCACATCTTTAGTAGAACAGTTGTTTAAGGATTTTAAAGATTATGGTTATAATAGTGATAGAAATGTACACAAAATATATCAAGGACACGAGAAAGTAACAAACAAAAGAGTTGTTATTACAACTTGGCAATCAGTATATAATATGCCTAAAAGTTGGTTCTCAGATTTTGGTATGGTTATAGGCGATGAGGCCCATTTGTTTAAGGCCGTTTCATTAACTAAAATAATGTCCAAGTTAACCAAATGTAAATATAGAGTCGGTCTTACAGGAACATTGGATGGAACACAATGTTTTACTAGTGATATGAGGGTAACCACTTCCACAGGACCCAAAAATATAGATAAAGTCGTGTCTGGTGATATGGTGTTATCATATAACGAAAATAATAAAACTGTCCAATATAAACGAGTGTTGGATGTATATAATAATGGCCGACCTAAGAAAGGTAAACTTTTGCTAATTAAAACTAATAATAGAACTATAAAATGCACGCCAGGACATAAACTATATACTACAAATAGGGGGTGGGTTGAAGCTAGAGAATTAACTCTACTAGACAATTTACTTATAAACTAGTTCTGGAGTTCTTATTTTATATAAATAATAATATGAATCATTACACATATCTTTTAGAATACGTTAATGGAATGCTTTATCATGGTGTTCGTTCTTGTAGCTGTAATATTGGTGAAGATGAATATTATGGGTCGTCTAAACACACCCCTAACGAAATTCCAAAGAAAACTATATTAACAAGACATAACACTAGAACCGATGCTGTAAAAGAAGAAGTTCGATACCATAAAAAGTTGGATGTTAAATGCAACAATTTATATTATAATAAGTCGAATCAAAAATGTGTTGGATTTGATACGGCAGGAGTTCCTTTGACTCAGGAAGCGAAAGATAAAATTAACAGTAATACACCTAGATTACGTGGTCAATATCATCCAATGTTTGGTAAAGTTTCAAATAAAAAGGGCAAAACTTTAGTTGAAATGTATGGCACTAAAAAGTCTGATGATATAAAGAAAAAAATGGTTGCAAATCGAACATATCTGTCTGGTACGAATCATGTTATGTTTGGAAAAACTCACTCGCAGGAAACTAGAAATAAAATTAGAGATAGTAGATTAGGACAATCCAGTTGGAATAAAGGTATCCCTATGAGTATTATTACACGAGATAAAATGTCAAAAAGTAGAATGGGTAAACACATATCTAAAAATGATTATAAAGTTATTACTAATATCGGCGATATACATATGGTAATTGGTATTGGTATTAGAGAATGGTTTAGATTAAACCTAAGTTGTGAGTATCCTAAAACATGCATGGCCCGTAGCATAAAGGAAGATTCGTATGTTATACAGGGAAAGTGGAAGGGGTGGAAAATTGAAATTATATAATGAAAAAATAGAATCTATATCTGAAATAAATTATGATAATGATGTGTATGATATAAACGTGGAAGATAACCATAATTATTTTATTGAAGGCGCTTTAGTTCATAATTGTCACAAGTTAGTATTAGAAGGACTATTTGGTGTAGTAAATAAAGTTGTTTCTACTAGTGAATTACAAGAAAAAAAACAATTAGCTGACTTAAAAATATTCTGTTTAATACTTCAACACGACAAAGAAGCTAGATATTTGTTAAAGGATAAAAGTTATCAGGAAGAGATGGATTATCTAGTTTCAAATGAAAAAAGGAATAAATATATAAGAAATCTTTGTTTGTCCTTACAAGGCAATTCGCTGTGTCTATTTCAATATGTAGAAAAACACGGTGTGATACTTAAACAACTTATAGAAGAAAAGGCTGGTGACAGAAAAGTCTTTTTTGTTTACGGAGGTGTAGAAGCAAATGAAAGAGAATCTATTAGAGCGATTACTGAAAAATCGGATAACGCTATCATTATTGCTAGTTATGGTACTTTTTCTACTGGCATCAATATTCGTAATTTACACAACATTGTTTTTTCTAGTCCTTCAAAGTCTAGGATACGTAATCTCCAAAGTATTGGCCGTGGTCTTAGGTTAAAGGATAATGATTCGTCCGCTACATTGTATGATATTGCGGACAATTTAGAGCTCAACGGTAAAGAGAATTACACTTTGGCTCACTTTAGAGAACGTATTAGCATTTACAATGAAGAAGACTTTGAATACGAGATACATAACGTGGATTTGAAATAGGATAAATATTGGTATGAGTAGGGCGAAGACTTTAATTATGAAATACATAGTGTAGATTTAAAATAGATGACAAAAGAAATTTTACCAGAAACAACACAATCGGCCGTTAAGGTTATTAAACTTGATAATGGTGATGATATTGTATGTTGTTTGGCCGATCAAAAACTATCTGAAAAGTCCGGTTTAATTAGGTTGGTTAAACCTTTATTAATTAAATATGTTCCTCAATTAACACCTCACGGTTTTAGAGATTATGTGGCCCTTATTAAATGGGCGGCTTATACTAATGATGAGGTTATAACTATTCCCATTAAAAAGATTTTAACTATTACAGACGCTACTTCTGAAATGGCTAAGAGCTTTAAACATATGGCTAATGATTATAAAGGTCTAGAGTCTCCGAGAAAAGGAAGTGATTATAATAGGACTATGTTTAATAAACAAGACAACGATAAAGTAAATGAAATATTTGATGAGTTCTCTGATATGGATAAAGATGATGATGAAACAATACATTAAGTGGACTCCATTAGCTGGAGTATCCTCAAATCACCTCGCTACAAGCTCTATTATATACAGATTACATCAAAAGTCAACCGTGGAATGAAAGTAAAAAAAACAAAAAAAATATTGAATTAACATTGACTTTTTTAAGTAAATGTAGTATATTATATCTTATGACTAGATCAAAAAAGAAACCCGAACATTACGTAAATAATGCTGATTTCTTAACTGCTATGAAAGCCTATAGAACGGAAGTTATAGCGGCTCAAAAAGAGAACAGAGAAAAGCCAGCAGTATCAGATTACATTGGTGGATGCTTTTTAAAAATAGCAAATCACTTATCTTATAGACCAAATTTTATTAATTACACATTTAGAGATGATATGATTTCTGATGGTATAGAGAACTGTTTACAGTATTTGGATAATTTTAATCCAGAAAAGTCAAGCAATCCTTTTGCCTACTTTACACAAATCATTTATTTTGCTTTTATTAGAAGAATACAAAAAGAAAAAAAACAAGTAATTATAAAACATAGATTGATAATGAACAACAACTTAGACGATTTTTCTTTACAACCAGGAGATGAAGGTGGTAACTTTACCAATCAATTCAAAGAGTTTCTACAAAAGAACTCCAGAATAGAAGAGCCTGTTAAGAAAGAAAAGACAGTTAAAAAGAAAAAGGTTGTTAAAAAGAAAAGATCATCCACATCTAAGTTTTTTGTTTAATTATGCGAATCGCCTTACTAAATGATACCCACTTTGGGTGTAGAAATGATTCACCAGCTTTTATTAATCATCATAACAAATTTTATGATGAAGTATTTTTTCCTTACGTGGAAAAGAACAACATAAAAACACTTGTACATTTAGGTGATGTTGTTGATAGAAGAAAGTTTATCAATCATAATACAGCCCACAACTTTAGAACTAAGTTTTGGAATAGATTGGTGTCCTTAGGCATTGATACTCATATCATAATTGGGAACCACGACACGTACTACAAGAACACAAACGAAGTAAACGCTATAGAAAATTTAAATATTTCTGTTGAAGCAAAAATTTACACACGACCACAAGAAGTGGAGTTTGATGGTGTAAAAATACAATTCCTTCCTTGGATTTGTGAAGACAATTACGAAGAATCAATACACGCAATAGATCATTCAAACGCTGATATATGTTTTGGACATTTAGAAATAAAAGGTTTTGAAATGCACGGGGGTCATATGAATGAACACGGTTTAGAATCTGGCCAATTTAGAAGATTTGAAAAAGTATTGTCCGGTCATTTCCACAAAAAGTCAGATAATGGTCACATATATTACCTAGGAACACAGTATCAAATTATGTGGTCCGATTACAACTGTCCAAAAGGATTTCATATCTACGACACAGATACACGAGAGATAGAACGAGTTAACAATCCTCTTGTTATATTTAAAAAAATAATATATGATGATACCAAAACCGATTATGATAATTTTGATATTTCATCCTACAGCAACTGTTTTGTTAAACTATTTGTATCTCAAAAAACAAATGAAGAAGCCTACAATAGATTAATTGAAAGATTTTATAATACAATAAGTGTACACGAATTGGTTATTGTGGAAGACCCTAGCGATATTACATCAACAGTAAAAGAAAACATATTAGAACAAGGTGAAGATACACTTACCTTTTTGAAGAATTATATAGAACAGGTTGACACAGATTTAGATAAAGATAAGATTAAGAATTTTGCTAAAGAACTTTATATGGAGGCCAGTGAGTGATAACGTTTAAGAAAATAAAATATAAAAATTTTCTATCTACGGGAAACATACCAATAGAGATTGACTTTAACAAGTCAAACACCACCTTAATAGTAGGTAGTAATGGATCCGGTAAGTCTACCTTATTAGACGCATTGTGTTTTGTGTTGTTTAACAAGCCGTTTCGTATTATTAAAAAAGAACAAATGGTCAACACCATTAATAATGGAGATACATTAGTAGAGGTTGAGTTTGATGTAGGTATAAAACAGTTTAAAATAATCAGAGGCATTAAACCAAATATATTTGAAATATACCAAAATGGAAAACTATTAAATCAGGATGCTTCAAACATAGATTACCAAAAATATTTAGAAACCAATATAATGAGATTGAACTACAGATCATTTTTACAGGTGGTTTTGTTAGGATCATCAGCATACGAACCTTTTATGAAGATGAAACCAAGATATAGACGAGAAGTTGTGGAAGAAATATTGGACATTAGAGTATTTGGTCTTATGGACTTAATACTAAGGCCACAACAGACGGCCCTAACAAATACCATTACGGAACTACGCCACAAATGCGATCTAATACAATCTAAGTACGAAACAGAACTAAAACACTACAGAGCGATCTCCGACCTTAATTTGAACGACCTAGATGGTAAAAAGAAAGTATTAGAGAAAAATAGTCAGGATAGTTATGAGTATCATAAAAAAATGGATCGTATTAATATTGAACTAGAATTACATCAAAGTAGAATAAAAGATAAGGATAAAGAGAAGGACAAGTTTAATAAACTATCTAAATTGGAAGCTAAGATAGAACAAAACTTGAACACCCACCAAAAGAACCTAGAATTTTTTACTGAAAATGATAATTGTCCAGTCTGTACACAAAAATTAGAACATACATTTAGAGATGGTAAGATAGTACACGAAAAGGAAAAATTAGAAACCTTGAATGAGGGTATGAAAAAACTGATGGAGGAGATTTCTAAACAAGAAGAATTGATCTCTCTAATGGATAAAATTTCAAACAAAGTGTATGAGATGAATGTAGAACTATCTAAAATTGAAACCTCGGTAGAAGAACTTAACAAATACTCAAACAACATACACGAAGAAATAAAGTCATTAGAGAACAAACAATCAGATGGAAAAGAAATAGAATCTCAACTAGAACAATTAAAAGTTGATTTAGAAAACACCAAGATTGACAGAGATAAGATTGTAGAAAAAAAAGGATATGTGGATGTATTAAGAACCATATTGAATGATAAAGGAGCTAAGTCACAAATCATAAAAAAATATGTACCAATTATGAATACTCTAATCAATCAATACCTACAAGCTATGGACTTCTTTATATCATTTCATTTGGATGAAGAATTTAATGAAACAGTAAAAAGTAGATTTAGAGATACCTTTAACTACAATAACTTTAGTGAGGGTGAAAAAATGAGAATAGATTTAGCACTACTATTTACTTGGCGACAAATTGCTAAAATGAAAAACAGTGTAAATACTAATCTACTAATATTAGATGAAATATTTGATAGTAGTTTGGATGGTCAAGGCACGGATGACTTCTTTAAAATTATAAAAACAATGACCAAAGAAAACATTTTTATCATATCACACAAAGGAGACACACTATTTGATAAATTCACAAATATAATAACCTTTAAGAAAGAACAAAATTTTACAAGATTACAACAAGCATAGGAGATAATATGGAAGAAAAACAACTTAAATTAATACCACCTAGTGATCCTAGAGTGTTATCAGCTATAGCACCATTTAGTGACGATATGTTGAAAGACGAAGGATTTAAAGATAGAAAAGAACTATCAAAGTCAATGTTTGAAACAATGTTCAAATATGGAGGAATTGGGTTATCGGCAAACCAAATAGGACTTCCGTTCAATATGTTTGTTATGGGTGGACACCATTCACTAGAAAACGGATTAAGAATG